GTCAATAAGCTTCTTTATGAGGTAGAACATGCCTCAAATGCCAAAGATCGGCTACGAGCCTTACGGGATTTGGGTGAAGTTGACGGAATTGACGCATTTAAGAAGCGTTCTGAGGTCACAATGAAGGTACAAAGCATCGAAGAAGTCGAAAATGAGCTATTTGAGACCCTTTCTAGTCTGAAAAAGAAGGCAATTGACGTAGAAGTTAAGGAAATACCCTCTAAAAAATGACTGCCCTGCATAAATTAACTGCGCAGGACATAGAAGAGCTTGAAAAAGCTGTTCCTACGATGCCTGAAAAGAAGAAAAGGCGGACTTTAGAGCTAATTAAGACGTATAAAACCAATGTAACTCAGAAAGCAGGGAAAGAAAACTTCCTTGAATTCATCGAACACGTATATCCAGGCTATATAGTAGGTAAACATCATGAAAAGTTGGCTAGAATCTTTGAAGATATCGCTGCAGGAAAGAAGAAGCGGGTTGTCGTCAACATTGCTCCGCGTCATGGGAAATCCGAACTTATCTCCTATCTTGCACCCGCATGGTTTTTGGGTAAGTACCCTCATAAGAAGGTTATTATGGCTTCGCATACGGCTGATCTTGCTGTCAATTTCGGTCGTAGAGTACGAAATCTTGTTGGTTCAGAGAGTTATAAAGACATATTTCCAGCGGTAGAACTGCAAGCCGACAGTAAATCGGCATCTAGATGGGGTACTAATTACAATGGAGAATACTTTGCTATTGGTGTTGGCGGTGCTTTGGCTGGTAGGGGTGCAGACTTGTTTATTATTGACGACCCTCACTCTGAACAAGACGCTAAGCAAGGTCGAGCAGATGTTTTTCTACCAGCTTGGGAGTGGTTTCAATCTGGTCCTATTCAGCGTCTTATGCCTGGCGGGGCAATTATTGTCGTGATGACACGCTGGTCAAAGCTCGATTTGACAGGGCAAATCATCAACCACATGGTTAAAAATGATGATGCAGAAGAGTGGGAGGTAGTAAATTTCCCAGCGATTATGCCCTCTGGTCAACCTCTTTGGCCCGACTTTTGGTCTCTTGAAGAACTATTAGCTAAGAAAGCTTCCTTGGATGTACGGTACTGGAATGCCCAGTATCTACAAGAACCTACCTCAGAAGAAGGTGCTTTAATTAAGCGGGAGTGGTGGAATATATGGGAAAAAGACGACCCACCCATGTGCGAATTTGTCATTATGTCTTTGGACGCAGCTCAGGAGGCGAACAATCGTGCGGATTACAATGCGCTCACGACGTGGGGAGTCTTCCTCAACGAAGAAACGAACAACTACAACATCATCCTTCTCAATTCCATTAAAAAACGGATGGAGTTCCCAGACCTCAAAAAGCTTGTACTTGAAGAGTATAAAGAATGGGAGCCAGATGCGTTCATGGTTGAAAAGAAGTCCAATGGGGCGGCTCTCTACCAGGAATTACGGCGCATGGGCGTACCAGTCGGGGAATTCACACCTGGCAAAGGTCAAGACAAAATCTCTCGCGTTAATGCTGTATCAGATTTGTTTAACTCAGGCATCGTCTGGGCGCCAGAGCATCGGTGGGCGAAAGAAGTAATTGAAGAGTGCAATGATTTTCCTAGCGGAGCCAACGATGATTTGGTAGACTCCACTACACTAGCCCTATTAAGATTTAGGCAAGGTGGATTTATTCGTCTACCGAATGACGAGCCAGAAGATGATTTTTTATATAAATACGGCAGACGTAAAGCTGCGTATTACTAAGGATAGATTATGTCGATAGATAAAGCCCTATATCAAGCCCCCGTTGGATTAGATTCCATTGTTGAAGAAGACCCAATTGAAATTGAGATTGAGGATCCAGAATCAGTAAAAATTGAGATGGGCGGCATGGAGATTGAGATTGAGCCTGAAGAAGAAACAGATGATGATTTTGATGCCAACCTTGCAGAATACATGAGCGAGGGTGAGCTTACTGAGCTTGTGGGTGATTTGCTAGGGGATTTTGACGATGACATCTCTGCTCGTAAAGATTGGATTCAAACCTATGTAGACGGGCTTGAACTACTAGGAATGAAGATTGAAGACCGAACAGAACCTTGGGAAGGCGCTTGTGGTGTATACCACCCACTGCTTTCTGAGGCACTTGTAAAGTTTCAGTCTGAGACCATCATGGAGACCTTCCCTTCAGCAGGTCCAGTCAAGACAGTAATTATTGGTAAAGAGACTCCTGAGATCAAAGATGCGGCTCAGCGTGTTCAAGATGATATGAATCATCAGTTAACAGATGTGATGCAGGAATACCGACCTGAGCATGAAAGAATGATATGGGGCTTGGGTTTGGCGGGTAATGCGTTTAAGAAAGTGTATTACGACCCACACATGGAACGTCAAGTTTCTATGTTTATTCCAGCAGAAGACATCGTGGTTCCATACGGTGCTTCTAACTTACAGAGTTCCCCACGCGTGACACATGTGATGCGTAAGACCGAGAACGAAGTCAAGCGGTTGCAGTTTGCAGGCTTTTATCGGGATGTTGAACTTGACACTCCTAGCGGAAGTTTAGACGAAGTAGAAAAGAAAATAGCGGAGAAGATGGGCTTTAGAGCTACATCGGACGACCGTTATAAGCTTTTAGAAATGCACGTAGACCTTGATCTGCCTGGCTATGAGGACAAGGAAGACGGAAAGATGACAGGTATTGCACTACCTTATGTCGTCACCATTGAAAAGGGCACACAGACTGTTCTGTCTATTCGTAGGAATTGGAGACCTGAAGATGAAACCAAACAAAAAAGGCAACACTTTGTACATTATGGCTATGTCCCTGGCTTTGGTTTTTATTGCTTCGGGCTTATTCATTTGGTTGGCGCCTTTGCTAAGTCGAGTACTTCTCTTATCCGACAACTCGTTGATGCAGGAACCTTATCGAATCTGCCAGGTGGCTTTAAGACCCGTGGACTGCGTGTTAAAGGCGACGACACCCCGATAAGCCCAGGAGAGTTCCGTGACGTTGATGTACCAAGTGGAGCGATCAAAGACAACTTAATGACCTTGCCATATAAAGAGCCAAGTCAGGTTTTGTATAGTTTACTTGGAACCATTGTCGAAGAAGGCAGACGCTTTGCATCGGCAGGGGATATGAAGGTCAGTGATATGAGCGCACAGGCTCCTGTGGGGACGACTCTGGCAATTTTGGAGAGAACCCTGAAGGTGATGAGTGCGGTTCAGTCAAGAGTCCACTATTCGATGAAGCAAGAGTTACGCTTGTTAAAGGAAATAATCCGTGACTATACGCCAGATGAATATAGCTACACCCCAGAGGAAGGTACGCCGAGGGCTAAAAAAGCGGACTACGACTTGGTTGATGTCATACCTGTCAGCGACCCAAATGCAGCGACAATGGCGCAGAAGATCGTACAGTACCAAGCAGTTCTCCAGTTGGCACAAGGGGCGCCGCAGATCTATAACCTTCCGCAGTTACATCGTCAGATGCTCGACGTCCTTGGTATCAGGAATGCACAAAAACTTATCCCGCTACAGGAAGATCAGAAGCCGAGGGACCCCGTTTCGGAAAACATGGATGCGATGCGCAATAAACCGCTAAAAGCGTTTATGTATCAGGATCACGATGCGCATTTGATGGCTCACAATAACTTCTTGCAGGACCCCACTACGGCAGCAATACTAGGGCAAAACCCCATGGCGCAGCAGATAACCGCTGCGATGCAAGCCCATATTGCGGAGCATTTTGGCTTTAAGTACCGTCAGCTTATTGAGCAGCAAGTTGGTGGTCCGATACCTTATGTTGATATGGACGATGATGAGGCGTCTCTGCCACAAGAGTATGAGCTAGAACTGTCTCGTTTGGTAGCTAAAGCTTCTCAGCAGTTACTTACACAGAACCAAGCTGCTGCAGCGCAACAAGAAGCCCAGCAACAGGCAGAAGATCCAATTATCCAGATGCAGATTAAAGAATTGGAGATTAAAGCCGCAGAACTACAACGCAAGATTGCAAAAGACACTAGCGATGTCCAGAACGAAAGAGAGCGTTTGTTGATTGAAAAACTGCGTATAGAAGGACAGTTAGAGCTTGAAGCGCATAAGTTAGGTGCCCAAATCGCCAAAGATAAAGACATAGCAGATCGTAAAGACTCGGTAGAGGGCACAAAAATGGGTATAGATATTGTCAAAGCTAAGGACCAAATCAAGACCCAAAAGCTGCAAATAGCCTCTCAATTAGCCATAGCGGAGAGTAATAAAGGAAGTAATAAAGCCGAGAAAGGCAACAAATGACAGGGTTAGAACTTTTAGTTAAACAGTTAGATGAAAAGACAGAACAGTTAAAAGAATCGGTAGTTATAGGTAATTTAGATCACGTTCAGTATCAAAGGCTTTGTGGAGAGATTAGAGGTCTGCTCCTTGCAAAGGGTTACGTATTAGACCTCAAAGACAAAATGGAGAACTCGGATGAGTGAAACAATCGATTTAGGTAAAGCAGTGGATTTGACGCAGCTGCTCGATAAATCAAATGAAGAAAAGGCAACACAACTCCCTAAACCCTCTGGCTATCGCATTCTGTGCGCTATTCCTGAGGTCGAGAAAGAGTTTGATAGTGGGATTTTAAAAGCAGACGAAACCCTAAGATATGACGAATTGTTGACGACCGTATTGTTCGTTATTGATTTAGGTCCAGATTGCTATAAAGACCCAACCCGTTTCCCAACTGGGGCTTGGTGTAAAAAAGGTGATTTTGTCCTTGTTAGACCTAACGCTGGCACTAGATTGGTTATTCACGGGCGCGAGTTCCGCATTATTAACGATGATTCTGTGGAAGGCGTAGTTGACGATCCCCGTGGCATTAAACGTAAATAAGGAGAATACGATATGGATAACTATAAGTTTCCTGATGAAGTAGATGACGTAAAAGATGAGGGTAAACCCGTAGAAGAAGTAGAAGCTAAGGGTAAACCCGTAGAAGAAGATAAGATTGAAATTGAAATTGAAGACGACACTCCCATCGAAGACAGGGGTCGTAGAGTCTCAAAGCCTGATTTCATTGAAAAGATCGAGAAAGACGAACTAGACCAATACTCTGAAGAGGCAAAGAGCAAAATTGATGCTTTTAGGAAGTTTTATCACGATGAGCGTAGAGAGAAAGAGAAAGCCTTACGAGAGCAACAAGAGGCGGTTCAAGTAGCTAAAAAGCTCTACGAAGAGATAAAACAGCTTAAAGGTAGGGTCAATTCTAGTGACGAAGCGGCAGTTAACTCCTTTAAAACGAGTGCTGAGCAAGAACTAGCAATGGCTAAAAAGGAATATAAAGAAGCCTATGACGCTGGAGATTCGGAAAAATTAGTCGAAGCACAGGATAAATTAACCTCTGCCAAGATGAAAATTGACAAAGCTTCTAGCTATGCTGAAAATATAAATCAGCGAAGGGCTTTACAAGAGCAAGAAAATGAAGTAAAAATACCTCAACAGACGGAAGCAGCGCCTGTCCGTGACCAAAAAGCTTCGGCTTGGCAAGAGCGTAACTCTTGGTTTGGTCAAGATGACGAAATGACAAGCCTAGCCTTAGGGCTTCACGAGAAGCTTGTCAAAGAAAACGGACTAGCATATGCGACCACTGACGAGTACTACAAGCGCATAGATGAAACTATGCGTAGGCGTTTTCCTGAAAATTTTCAGGATGAAAAAGTTGACGATGATAGAAACGATGAAAAGGTAGCGGCTCGTGTAAAACCGAGTACAGTTGTTGCCCCTGCGAGTAGAAGTACCTCTTCGAAGAAGATAAAATTGAATACGTCACAGTTATCGATAGCGAAGAAGTTAGGACTAACCCCAGAGCAATATGCCCGTGAACTTTTAAAAATGGAGGCTTAAATGCCAACAAACAGACTGCAAAGAGAAGTAGATAACCGTGAAGTAGCTGAGCGTCCTAAACAGTGGATGCCCCCCGATCTTCTCCCTGAGCCTGATAAACAGGCTGGTTATGCGTATCGTTGGATTCGTGTTTCAATGCTGGATAAGGCAGACCCACGCAATATCTCATCGAAATTGAGAGAAGGTTGGGAGCCTGTCACGTTGGAAGAACAACCCAAATTTAAACTGTTAGCTAATCCCAATGGTCAATTTAAAGACAATATTGAGATTGGCGGATTATTGCTTTGCAAGACTCCTGAAGAATTTGTTGCACAACGGAAAGCTCATTACGATAAGCTAACTGCCCAACAGACGGAGGCTGTAGACAATAATCTCATGCGCCAAAGCGACGCAAGGATGCCCCTCTTTAACGAGAGAAAGTCCTCGACTAGCTTTGGAAAAGGAACTTAATTTTTTAGGAGATTTAAATGGCTTATCCTATT